TATTTCTTCTTACTTCTTCTGCTTGATTTTCTGTCACGAATGAATCAACTATATTTATGTTATATGTATATGGATTTAATGTTCCGTTTGGATCTTTATTTAACATAACTTCAATATAATCCACATTTTCAATATTACATATATTTAATATGTCAGAATGTCTTACGGTTTGTCCTAATTCATGGTTTATTGGTTCAAAATAAGACTTTATATTTTTTCTCATTGTTGTTTCTATATTATCCGAATTGCCAAAACGAGTCTTTTTGTATCTTATTATAACATCAACTGGAACCCATTTAGCGACTAATAATTGATATTCGGCTCCAAGCATCTTATCAGAAGATTTTGAAAGTTGTTCAATTATAAAGTCTCTTAAATTCTTGTTTATATAGTTAGATCCGTCTTTATTTAAAGCGACAATGAATATATGATTGAACCAATATTTTGATAATGTTTCTGGTGGCAACATATTTTCTTGTTCCATTTCCTTATATGATAATACTCTTGCTTTTATTATATAGTCAGAAAATACTTCTTGTATGAATCTCTTATGATCATCTAATGAAACATTTCTTCCCCTTCTTATAAAGTAATTTACAGAGTTTTTTCTTAACTCTTCTACTGTTTCTACTTCATTTCCACCAAATGCGTTTTTATTTTGTTTTATTGAAAGGTCAGAATTTGATAATCTTGTTTTTTCTGAGTCTATTATTTCTGTATCCGGGTTATTACCATTAAAGAATTCTCTTGACTTTAATCCCAATAAATCCATAAAAGATTTTTGGAATTTTATATTTGTTTCATCGTTTCCAAGTATATATTTTGAAATAACGACTGAACTTGATAAAACATTTCTCCCAATATTACCTTGCTTTCCTACGGATTCAAGTCCTATTACTAATATTTCTTTTCCATATGGATTTGATCCCCAATTTATACCATCACCGAATTCTACTGTTATATATTTATCTGGGTTTGTTTTTACCATATAACAAAGACTATTTTGTTCTGTGGGAGTATTATACCCTACTCCCGCTCTTTGCCATTCATCCCAAGTACCATAATCATTTTTTACAAAAACTCTAATTCCATTTGAAGAAATTGTTTCGTTTCTTATAATAAGGGTTAAATCATTTTCTGAAATTCTTGTTGGGTCCAAACTAATAGAAAGGAAATTATTAGTTGAGTCTATTATCCCGTTATAGTTTATATAAGTGAATCTTACAATTCCTTGAACTAATTCATTTATTTCAAATGATTCTGGTATATTATCAAAAGTAAGACCGGGAATCGTTGTTCCTGTTACATTAGTACCTTTAAATTGAACTTCTCCGTGTTTTTGGTATATGTATTCGTTTGAAACATCAACATACCAATCCACTCTTATTGTATCTGTTACGTTATTTTCAACATTTATTTGAAAGCCACTTACAGCTTTATTTGTGTACCAAACCTTTACGTTTTTAGAAGATACAAGTTGAATAGCATAAGTATTATTTGGCATTGGGGAGGGTAATGATACTATTGTTGGAACTCCCGCTCCAGCATTTTCTATAAAAACGGTTCCTCTTTGTCTATATTCTGTATTAGTTTCTGGTATTATTTCTTGTGTATCAGAATATACGAAAGTTGACCATGATATTTTACCTTCAAATTCCCTCTCAGAGTAAATTTTGAACCCATTTGGTGTTTGGTCCCCATACCATACTTCAACATTATCTGATGGGGTTAATTGGACCATATACGACGAGGTTTGTTGTGTTATTACGGATGTTATTGGTGTTTCAAATACGATATCAATTTCTTTTACTTTATCTTGTATAACTCTTGTTGCTACCCAATTAACATAACCCTCAAAAGACGAGTTTGGTTCCACATTAATGATAAATCCGTTTTCATCTGCATTAGTATACCATGTCCTAACATTATTATCTGCGGTTAATGCTATATGATATTCCACCGTTAATTCTGGTGCATTTATTTGAAAAGGATTATTAAAGAGAACTTGTTGTGTCTCTTGGTTTTGTGATATAAAAGCCCTTCCTCCTTTTTGTTCTGATGTTGTTATAGATGGCTTTTCTACTAATTCAAAGTCTCCATTTCTACTTCCAAAATCAACACTCATAGATGAAGAATTTGTTTCATCATCTATTGCTTTTGTATATATTTTTGCTATAGTTACTTGATTATCAACAGGATCATTAGTTGTAATATCTAAATAGGCACCATGATTTGTTAATTCCGATTCTTCGGTATCAATACATAAATTAACATTATAAACATCAACATCAGGTGAAAAGTAATTTTTATTTATTATTTTAGTCTGTATATCTGAGTTGAAGTTGTATATTTTACCATTAATAAGAACAGATAGGGGACCATTAACACCATCTTCATTTATTGATAAAATTACCTTTTTAACGGCTGATGTTTTTTCAGGAAAAGTTTCAAATTTCCATTTTGTTGTTTCTAAATTTCCAATTCCAAGAGTACCAACATAAAATCTTCTATAAGTATACATATCGTCAACACGAAGTCTATAAAAGCTATTTGTTGAGTCTGTTGGCTCAAGAATTAATGTGCATATTCTATTATCTTCATTTCCGGTTGGATTTGATAAAGAGGTTGACATTTTTGGTGCTGATAATGCAATATCGTACTCCATTATCAAATAAAATTCTTGGTTTGCTGATATTAAAGTGGATGAAACGGTATTTATTGTCTTTTGAAATGGTTGACCGGCATTTGAAACGTTTAAATCCTTTATTGGATAATTTGTGTCAAAACGTCTATAATTTTGAGCATCATTAGGTTGAATTACTCTTAATTGCTTTGTTGCTGATAATGGTATTTTTATTTTTGTTGGGTCTATTGCGGGAGAATTTGTTATATTTCTACTAAAAAATTCTGCTGGTGCAACGAACGGTAAAGGATATTCAGCATATGTAATATCATGACTATCAATTGGGGTTATTCCGTATCCTTTTATCATGTATACGATAGAATTTGGGTTTGTGAAATAAAAATTTTGATTACTTTCTGTTTGTCTTTCTGATGGAAACTGTGAATATGATGGTATTTCAACATATTCGTTTTCTTTTCCAAAAACATATTCTGGAGATAAATTAGCAGTAACATCAACTTTTGCTGATGTTGTTCCTCTTGGATCATATCGTAATAATTGTGATATTTTATTTAAGTTTGAATATCTTTTAGCGGTTGGTATAAAAACTTCATTTGCTGAAGAGTTTATATAATAACCAAATAAACTTCCTATATATGCAATTAAATCAACTAATGTCCGTATATTTGATCCGACATATTGTGCGTCTTTAAATGATTGTGTTTCATTGAGGTATTGAATTAACTCCGTGCGTAATTCATCGAAATCATAACTTGTATAATCAATAGTTCTTTTTTCTTTTGATGTTATTTGAATAGACATTTAAAAATCCTCTACATTTTTTCTAATGTTAATGAAATAGAATCGGTTTCTTGCAAGTTATTAATATAATACATTATTTCCACTTTATAGCCATCTTTACTAGGTTGAGCAACCACATTTATTTCTTTTAGGGTTATTCTTGGTTCATATGCCTCTATATTAGATTTTATTGCCCTTCCTATATTTAATCCCGTTTCATTATCTAGTGGTTCAAATAGAAATCTCTCAATACTAGCTCCAAAATTACTCTCCATTACTCTTTGTCCTTTATTTGTTTTTATTATATTAAACAAAGATTGTTTTATTGAATTCTTATTTTCAACAACGGATATATCCCCAAGATTTGTTATGCTTGGGTTGAAAGATAAATCCACATATCCAAAATTTCTTTTTACAACCATCGAATTCCCCTTTATTAAACTATTTATATATTTTTACGGGGGATAGTTCAACAATTTATATTTCAGGTCCAAATGTGGTCTGGACTTCTTGAACAACTATGTCTACCGTATTTCTTCCCGCTGCAATAATAGAATTAATCTGATCTTCTGCCGCTTGTTGTAATCTTTTACCAGCGTCTTTAGCATATTTAATAAGTTGTTCTTTTTTCTTTTTAACTGTTATGAAACCATTAGAAAGTCTATCTTTTAAATTAAGTTTAGGTGGATTATTAATATTTTCTTGTATAATCTGTATTTGTTTTCTGGCCCATTTTAAAGCCCTACTAAATAATCTTCTTAATAACTGTATTAGTCTTAATAGTGCTAATATAAGACCTATAGCCATAAACACATAAGATATTATTCTTAAAATAAGCATTATATATTTTAGTATATTAGATCTTCTTTTTTTCTTTTTATTAGCATTTGGTAGCGTTGGAAATTGAAAAGCCGGATCATTATCAATTTTTTGCAAATCACTTTCAAGTATTCTTAAATTTTGTTGAACTTGACCATATATTTCTGGTGTTAAATCTACTTCACATGAAATAAGTTTATCTATAAAATCGTTTTTATCTTTTAATTTATCTACTCCATCTATACATATATCAGTCATTTTATAACTCCTTAGTTAACAGAAATAAGAGTTGAATTTATTTTTAAAGATGGCGAATTTAATGTAATATTTGAAGATGCTGTTACTACTATAGATGGGGATGTTACATTTATAACAGAAGTTGAAGTTACAGTTACTGGGCTTTGCAAAGTATTTATAATTATAACCCCACCAATTTCCTTTATTAAAACCTTTTCATTAATTGAAACGCTTTCTGTTCCAGTTAAATTCAATTGTTTTCCCGTTATATTTGTATTTAAACCGCCAGCTAATGTTACGTCACTACTTGCTTGAAGAAAAATATTTCCAGTAGATACATCAGCCTCTCCCGTTTCGGGGTCAATATACACATCATCTTCGGATAAAACAACAAAATTAGAACATTGTGTTGCGTGATATCCGGCGATATCAACATCGCAACTTCCTGTACTTTCAAATCTTAATCCAAAAGACGATACTAAAGCAAAATCTCCAACGGTAAGACTATACAATCCAGTTGTTTCATTGTAGCATTCACCAGAAGAAACTTTATGTTTACCTGAGACATTTGTATAATTATTAGTAGAATCACAATTATAATCTCTGCCACAAAAAAGATTATATGATGTTAATGTTGAAAAATTTAATCCAGTTTTTGATTCCATATTAATTGCACCACCAACTGCTATAGTATCAATATTACCTAATCTTGAAGCAAATTCCAACTTTTTAGCCGCATTTACACCAAAACTTTCTTCGGTTTCCATATAAATGTTTCCATTTGTTTTTATAGACCAATCTCCTATAATGAAAAGATCATAATTTCCTCCAACACACATTTCATAGGAACTCCAATTTAATGCGGTTGGATCTATCTCACCTCTATAAGATGGTGTAAGTTTTCCTATCATTTCTGTTACATTACCACTATCATCTATATGTTTTATATATGATTTATGGATCATATAATGACTTTCGCCAAATTCAGTATGAACTGTAACATGAGTTGAACCGTCTGGAGATGTTATTGATGTGATATCTTTATTTTTAATTGTTTTATCAATTGGATTGAAGTTTAATATTGGCGCACCCATTCCATTAGAAGAAACAGAAAGTCCAGCACCTTCTACTGGAAGGGTATATTTTAAAGATCCAATATAACCTACACCAACAATTGGGTCCATTATTATATTACTTTTAAATTCTTTTGAAATTAATACTTTTTGAGCAATATCATAAATTATTTTATCTTTTTGAGTATTCCAATCATTTGTATTTGGTGCCATTGCCCAATAATGCGGTCTTGTATGATCGCCGTTTTCAAAGAATACCCATACTAATGATCCCTTCCTTGGGACACTAAATTTTCCACCAGTTCCTGCTCCTGATATATAATGATCTTTCCAATCCTTACTTATAGGAACATTTTCATTTGGAGGGGGTAATAATGGTGGTTTATCACCAAAATATCTTTGAAAATTTCCAGCACTTGGACATAAAATATTTCTTCCACCAGAATGCTCAATAGGTAATGCTTGCTCTGCCCATGGTAATTCCCCAACCCATGTCTCAAATGGGTCTGGAGAATGAAGTCCTACTATTCTAACTCTTACTCTACCACAATCAAGGGGATCGTTATTATCCTCAACATATGCTCTATAATTACCACTAAAAGTAAAATTGCTTCTTTCTATGTCATCCCATTGTTTCATTTGTATTCCTTAGTAGAAAAATGCCATCCAAATCTTCTTTTTGTCTCTATCAAAAGTTTCAACAATTGATAATCCATTGTATACCCATCCCTCTTTTATTGATGTTAAAATCATATCTTTATAAACTTGAGGTATTGGTTCTAATTCTATTACTTCTCCTATAACATTTATTCTATATTTATCTATTTTTGAAGAATTTGTAAGCCATTCTAATAATTTATTTTTGCATGAACATGTTTCATCCTCTTTAAAAGAATTAAATAAGTTCTTTATTTCTTCAGATTCATTTTGGAAAAGATGGTTATATATTTCTTCATTTGTTTTAGCACGGTTTAAAATATTTAGATAATAATCTTCGTCCATTTATTTTTCCTTTAATAAATCAATTAAATTCATATATTCTTTATAAAATCTAACATCCTTGTCTAATATAAACCATCCATTCCATATACCATCTAAAGAGATGCAAAATATCCCAGGTTCTCCGTTTGGTGCTATACATAAAGGCTTACCGAAATTGTCATATTCTAAAATAAACATTTCGTTATTGTATTTAGAAAGTATTTTTTTACATCTTTCATTTAATCCAATGAGTTTTACTTTATGATGTTTTTTTACCATAGATTTATGTTATTTTTTTCTAAACACTCAAGCCAAACTTTTCTTTCTTTAGCTTTTGCTGATTTTATTATTACTTCCACTTTTTCTTGGTTTGTTAATTCTCTTGGTGGCTTAAATAACTTTAACCCTATTTCTTCTGGTGTTTTATTATCTTTATATGAATTACATGCTTTACAACAAGAAACTAAATTTGAAAAGGTAGAATTTCCACCTTTCGATAATGGAATAACATGATCTTTAGTCATTGTTGCTGTGGTTAACTTAACACCACAATACTGACATCTAAAGTTA